TAGCCATTATCTTAACCTCGTAAGTTCTACATTTAATTCTACGTTTTCAAATGTGTTAATAATTTGGAATCTTATAATTAATTCAATAGAATTATTATCAGGTCGCGCATTAGCTTGTAGTGATCTCATAATTGCTCTTGGTTCGTAATTGTTTATCGCTGCACTTACATGATCCATAATTTCCATTTCATCTAAATCTTCAATATTTTCAAACAAGAAAGAGTGTAAATTACCGCCAAAGAAAGGTGTAAAAGGTTTTTCAAAATGATTTGTCAATAACAAATTCTTTACAGCTTGTTTAACAGATGCTGCATCTGTTTTTTTAAAAACGTCGCCCATCGTTCTCACAGCAAAAGTAAGATCTATATCTTTATAGACTTTCTTTCTACTTGTAATTATAGATGCATTATCTAAACCACCGTCTTCTTGTGAAAAAACTCTAGGCATTAACAATCACACTTACTACATTGACAACCAGTACAAACATCATTAACACATTCTTCACATTCTTTTTCACAATGACAGTCATGATTACACTTTCTGCATTTTCCATTGCATGTACACGACATTGGCTTTTCTCCTTTTAACTTATATTTATACTAACCAGCAAAGACTTTTGAAGATCCAGACGTTAAAGTACCAGCATCTACTGCATCTCCTTTACGTGCAACTAATTCGCCTACCACATAAACTTTAGATGAACTACCACTTATTGATGCGGTATGAGGTGTACATATCGGATCTCCATCTTCATCAGTACCAGTTTGAGTATTATGACTATTAGTATTATCTCCTTTACGTGCAACTAATTTATTTTCTGCATATACTTTAGTTTGACCAGGCGCAGCAAGAGTTGATGTTGCATCGCATGCATGACCGGTATTTAAAGTATCATCTTGTCTACATATTTCTGGCATTATGTATTATATCCAAATCCTTTTACACTTTCAGTCGCGTCTGCAACTATTTGTTTGTTTAATGTTTTGTTAGATATGGAAAGAGCATCTTTCACTTCTTGTTTAAATCGGTCTTTAACGCTTTGTTGCACGGCAGCCGTACTATCGCCAAAATAATTAAGTTCAGTTGTACTTCCTGTTTTAAGCTTTCCACGCTCTGCATATATTGCTCTGATCAATTCTTCATCAGTTACCGTTTCTGCTGTTTTACCAGTACGAGCTAATGCTCTTTTTAAAATTAATGGTGCACCATTACTTCCATCGGGTCTTCCTGGTCCATGTTGAACTGCGGTACTCCATACTGCATCTTGCACACCATTACTCCATGAACCATCACATACATCTATACCTGTTGCTTCTTTAAATTTTCTTACTACTGGATTATGATGAGTTTGTTGTATAAAATCGTGCTGTGCTTGTACAAAATCTGGTTCATTATTTGCTAATCTTTTCCATTCATTTTGAAAATTTGCATTACCAGATGTTGCAGCGTCTCCACCACCTGCGTTATTTAAAGTTTGACCGAATTTCGTATATCTATCATCTTTACCGCTATCATTATTAATATACGATAAAAATGCATCCATACTACTAGCTTCGCCCTTTTTTCCTCGTTGAGACATTATTTGATATGTTCCATAAGAATGTCCTCCAGTACTATCAAAACCTATAGTACTAGGCCGACCTTTTGATTCATGTATTGCTGACACTGCTCCTAATTCTTTTCTTGTACAGTCACCTGGTTCGCCAGAAAGGCCTGGTGACGCTGGAGACGATGGAGTATCGTTACCTAAATTTTCTCCTGTTTCAGTATCTATAGGTGGCACTTTTGCACCGCCTACTGTTGCCAGATCAGGTGTTGTAATACCACCAAATGCAAAATCTTCTGGTGCCGGGGCAATTGGATCGGCTTTTGCTAAATCAATTCTTGTGCCTCTAATATCCATCGGGCCATTTGCATTAATAAGTGCATCAGTACTTATATTATTATATGCACCATCTGTTTCTACAAATACATCACCTTTAGAATAATATTGCTGTTGACCAGTTGTTACTACTTTAAAATTTGCAGCTGTCCCTATAGTAATATCTTTTGATGCAGATATTGTAATTTTACCATTTACTAGCCATTCAACATCACCAGTTACATATAACTTATCAGTACCAGTCACACTTCTAAATCCGTTTTTATGTTGAGTAATGATATCACCATTAGGTTGTATTTCAACTAATGTGCCGGATTTATGATATACATGTAATCTTTCTCCTCCAGGTGTGTCGTCAACTTCGATAACATGCCCACTCGTAGTTCTTTTAACTTTATTATTTGGATAGACGTTTTTTCTTACATTTGTTTGTAAAGGTTCTTCGATACTTTCTGCTTCTTGTCTTTTTGTTTCGTGATCGAATACTTCAGGTTTTACTATTGTTTCATCAAATGCTTCTGCATCATCTTGAACATATCCATCTTGTACTTCATTTGTTAAACTTTGTGCATTAATATCTGTAGTAACTTGAGATTGAATACCACCCTTTGATACCCACTTTTCACTATGAGGTATAGATCCTAGAACAAGAGGCATTTGCGAATTTTTTCCATCAAGAAATAATCCAAACACTCTTGCTGTTGGTTGTATACCCAAAAAATTACCTTGATTAGGAATTCCACCTTCTGTTACTGGTGCTAAAACTTGAGCCCACGGTAATTTATCTTCAGGTATAAGTTCTTCGTCATCTGTATGCACACCAAATATACGAACTCTAACACGGCCCATTCTAGTCGGATCACTAATACTTTTAACTTCGCCGATAAACCAACGAGAATTATCTCCATAAAAACTCATTATGCACCTTCATCTATATTTGTAAGTTTAACCATTGTAAATGCCATATCATATTTTTCAGGTTTTAATATATGCCTTGCTCTATATATTAAATACTTTCCAGATAATTTTGTATCTAATGGCCTAGCTTGTTTTTCTCCACTTGAACGTTGATCATCTGCTTTTTGAAATTGTACGTGTATTGAATTACCTATTGTACAATGTTGATCACCATTTATAAATTCAATTCCATTTAAATTTATTGTTAAAGGTGCTTTTTTTAAAAGCATATCAAAAGATTTTGCAACTACAAACTTCTTATAATCTGCAGCATCATATCCTTCACCTAAAGCTAAAGGATATTGACCACGCTCATTATCAGGTAATGCACTTTCTCTGTATGGATTCGTACCGCCAAACAATGTAATATTTCTACTTTTAATTTCATTAAAAGGTTTACCATCATATTCAAATTCTGGAGTATATGTTGGATTTCTTTGTTGTCGATTTTCAGGTATATGAAATCTAAGATATTCAGATAAACAATCTTTTACAATATCATATTCAAACTCTACTTCTGTGGTGGCATCTGGAGCAGCTCCATTTATGACTGTATAATTTGCACCAATATTGCCTGACCGAATCATTTTAAACAAATCTTCTGAATGACCAATTTTCATGTTCATAATTGCTTTAAATGCTTTTCTATCATCAGGTTGTGATGCTGTTGAAGGACTATAAATGTAAGGTTCTCTTTCACTATTTAACGCAGGCGTTTGTATTAAATCTTGTAGGTGCGCTAATACAAGTTTATCTCCTACAAGTGTAGAAAATAAATAAAATGGTGATCCATTAGCATTAACCATACTGCTTGCAACCCATTTCATAGCAGCTATAGGATTTAAATTAGGTACTATAACGTTATAAGTTTTAAGATCACCAACTGTATTTTCGTCATATAAAATCTTTTTTTGACCAGCAAAACTTGGATTATCTAAAAATAAAAAATCTAGTGCTATTTTTTTAATAATTTCTTGGCCTGAACCAGAATAAAATTTATTTACATTTTGTAAATTTGCAATATAACCAACTTCTTCTATTAAATGCAACATAATAATTTGTTGATGCTCGCTTACTCGATGTTGAGTAGAAACGTAATGAACATAAAATGTTTTTTTAATTACTAATACGGCTGAGTTGTCAAGTTTATCGCGATTAGATTGAAATCGTAATGTTATTTTTTCTCCACCGATAATATCAATACTTTCGTACCACCCTTTATCATCGTTTAATATTAAATCTGCAGTAATATATGGTTTATCCATATCTTCAAATATATCGCATGAAACAAACATGTTCTTTAAATCGATCATGCCGTCAAATCTAGGTGTTTGTAAGAAAAGACCTTCTATAAAATATGGTGATGTCGTGCCTGTCATTATGATCTAATGGCTGAATTAAATGATTTAACCACTTCTCCAATTATTTCTTTTTTAATAGTTTTAATTTGTTTTAAATTATCATTTTGCCTTGTTAACTCATCTAGCCAAGTCTTTTCTGTAAATATTGCAGGTCTATCTACGTTAGGATCAATATCAACATATTCACCAGCTGCATTTTCATAATGATGCACTGCATTAAGTCGATCCGAAGTTGCACGTACTGTTAATAATTCATCAATAACGGTTGTAGTGGTACGAACAATTTCACCAGCTTGAAATGATTTATTATTTGTACTCTTAACCCATATTTGGCCAAGATCTAAATTACGATGTACTACAGTTCCAGTTGCAAAATTGGTAAGACCTTCAACACTTTCGCCTATTGCATATTTGTCAGTTAATACTGTTTTTGTATCAAGAATCTTTTCGGTATAATTGTCAATTGCATATTCATATATTTTTTTATTTGATAAAGGCCACCCTTGTTCTCGTATATGATTGTTCATTAACCAAAAAGTCCAATAATAATTAATACTGCCATACAGTTTAAATGAAACTTGATCTGGTCTTTCATCTGGTAAAATATAATAATCTTGATATGATGTAGATGCATCTTTAATCTGATCTATGACATCAGAAAATATTCCGATGTTTTCAACACGATTTGATAAACCTTCTTCACCAAAGAAGTAATTTACTTTTGGAAAATTACTAAAATATATTGACATTATATTCTCCTATAATTATCTCGGGCCTGAGTTATTATCTGGTTCAAAAGGCGGATCTATATCCGGTAAATTATCTAAATTCAATTCTCTTTCTGCATCAAATGCAGCATCATTATCTTCATTATTAACATCTTGACGAGATAGAGTTTTATATTCTGTAAAGCTTAGGTTTAAATCGACTTCATTTGGTGCACCATCTGGATGTAAAACAGGACTAGTAGGATTATAAACTGTTGATATATTTCTAAGATAACAATATTTAATCGGAGTTCCAACATTTCGAAATCTACCTCCAACTTGACTTTTTAATTTTATTTTAAATAAATTTGGATATTCTAAAGCTATAGGAAATGCACCAGCGCCTGGTATTTCAGCAGGATATGCGTGGTATCTAAAAAATTTAATAATCTTTTTTATAGCTACTGATTCTCTTTGACTTTTAGGTATGAACTTAAATTGAAATGCAAATTCTCGAATTGCAACACCGTTAAACTTAGTTCTTAAATTTGGATTAATTGTAACTCTTGCAGTTAATTGAATTGCATCTGCTACGCCCGCTCCCATACCAAGAGATGCAAAATTAATTGCACCTGCACCCATCGCTGCAGCAATTCTACCAGCTTCACCAGTATATGAGCCTCCAAAGAAAAAATCTTTTAAAGACGCTGCACCTGCATTAAAAGCATTTGCTAAAGCACCTCCAACCGTTCCAGTCGCAGAATTTCCTTGTAACACATTTGCAACTGCACCTCCTATTGCACCTAAAGCAGCATTATCATATTGAAATGCATCATTAACTTGAAATGATATAGGTAAATATAACTGCACTCTATCACCGGATATAGGAAATATTCTTTGTCCTTTAGCATTTTTAAGAGCTGTTCCAAAATTTTTTCTTATATCGTCTACTGATCCTAAAGGATCTTCTAAAATTTGTCCAAACGTACTATTAGAAGTAAATTTAATCGGCGCTTCAGGCGCTTCTACTCTTATAGCTTGAAATACGATTTGTGATCCAACTTGTGCATGCGTATCGATTGGAAATTTTACACCTCCGCCGCCATAGCTAAATGGATTACTTAAATCAAGTGTGTTAATACCAGGTTCTGCCATTGTGTGACCTATATAAATAAATTTAAAACTATTTATATCAAATTATGGCATATTCTGGTAAGTTTAAAGTAAAGAACATTAAGAAGTATAAAGGTGATTTTGATAATATCATTTATCGATCTTTATGGGAAAGACATGTATTTAAGTGGTGTGACGAGAATCCTAATGTAAAACAATGGTCATCTGAAGAAGTTATAATACCTTATTATTATGAAGCAGATAAACGCTATCATAAGTATTTTCCTGACATCAAAATAGTATTTGAAGATAAAACACTATTAGTTGAGATTAAACCTGCAGACCAAACCATACCACCTACAGGACCAAAACGTACCAAAAAATATATTGCAGAAGGTTTCACTTATGTAAAAAATATGAACAAATGGGAAGCAGCAAATAATTACTGTAAAGATCGTGGTTGGGAATTTCAAATATGGACAGAAAAAACATTACAAGAAATGAAATTATTACCAAAAGCAATGCCGGGTAAAATAAAAAAACCATTAAAACGATTCAGACCATATAGAAGAAAACGTAAAAAATAATTATAAATAACGGTATGGCTGGAGAAAGTTTATTTAGACAAATGGAAATAGAAGCATTTCGTGCTGGTATTACACCACGAACAAAAGAATCTATTCGTTGGTTTAGTGAAAAAGCAAGACAATTATTCCGTGGTAGAACTATTAATAATCGTAGAGATATTATGCAAGATGATGCATTAAGTTTAAAAAGTAGACCTGATCGATCTGCATCTCCTATTGGTAATATGTACATGTATTATTATGATGCAAAACATAAAGCAACATTGCCATACTTTGATGGATTTCCATTAATAATTATGATGGGACCGGCTAAAGGTGGATTTAAAGGAGTTAACTTACATTACTTACCACCAGTATTAAGAGCAAAGATGTTAGATGTTGTGCTTGGAAATGGCGGTAAGATACCCGAAAAGTTTTTAAGACCTGCATTAAAACATTATTTAACTACACAAGTTAAGAGTCGATTTGCACTTGTTGAGAAACCAGAATGGGAAATTGCAACTTTTTTACCGATGGCAGATTGGAGAGGTGCAAGTGCAAATAAAGTATATAAAGATTCAAGAAAACTGTATGGTGGATTATAATGGTAGCATCAATAGATAATCTTAAAAGTACAGTGGCATCACGTGGTGGCATTGCAAGACCAAATAATTTTCTTGTTGAATTACCATCTTTACCAGGATTTAGTCGAGCAAGTGATCCATTAAATATTTTATGCACAAATGCTTCAATACCAAGTAAACAAATATTAACTACAGATCGAAGAATTGGTATGGAGTTTGAAAAAATAGCATACGGATATGCAGTTGATGATGTATCACTAACGTTTTTATTAACTAATGACTATTACGTAAAAAGATATTTTGATAGATGGAAAGATTTTATAATTAATGAAAATCAACAAATAGCAAATTATAAAAATTCTTATCAAGCTAAAGTTGTCATCCATCAATTAAGTAATTCAATACCGAGAACAGCTTTTGATATTCAAGTAGGTTCATTGCCTATTGGTATCGATGTTACAAATTTTTTAAATTCACTTACCGCAAAATCTGGAATCAACGTTGGAAGATCTGTATATTCAGTAGAATTAATCGACGCATTTCCTACCACAATTGGTGTGATAGAATTTAATAATCAACCAGACGCATTTATTGAATTGAATGTTCAAATGTCGTATACTAATTTTAAGAGAAGTGAAAACTCACAAATTAGTTTTAAATTATAGGAGAAATTATGGCCTTACCAAGATTGAATACCGATGTAAATTATCATTTAGTTATACCGTCATCAAATAAAGAAATAAAGTATCGGCCTTTTTTGATGAAAGAAGAAAAAACGTTGCTTACTGCAATGGAATCAAAAGATAATAAAGTAATATTTAATTCACTATTAGATACAATTAAATCATGTGTAAAAGATGATATTAAAGTTAATGCACTTACTTCATTTGATATTGAATATATGTTTTTACAAATAAGATCAAAAAGCGTAGGTGAAAATGTTAAAATCGGTTTAGAATGCACAGAATGTAAACATGTAAATGAAATTGAAATAAAACTAGATGATATAAAAATTGATGTACCAGAAATTAATAAAACTATACAGCTAGATGATAAAATAGCTTTAGAAGTCGATTGGCCAAGTTTTAATGATTTAATAAAAACAAATGTTACAAGTGAAGTACCTACAGCTGAACAAATGTTTGAATTAATGCAATATTGTTTTAGAGCTATAATAACAGACGATGAAAGAATTAATTTAAAAGATGTATCGAAAAACGAATTAAAAGAATTTATAGAATCTATGAATACAGGGCAATTTACAAAATTAAGAGATTTTATTGAAAACATACCAAAACTACAGCATACAGTTAATTTTGAATGCAGCAGTTGTGGAAAACATAATAAACAAGTAGTGGAGGGCGTTTCAAATTTTTTAGGATAGCTCTATCTCATGAGACATTAGAAAATTATTATCAACTTAATTTTCAATTAATGCATCATTATAATTATTCGCTCAATGAGATAGAGAAAATGCTACCATACGAAAGAGAAATATACGCATCTTTATTAGAACAACATTTAAAAGAAGAACGAATAAGACAAGAGACAACTAAAAATGGCTGAAGAAACATTAAGAACAGTAGTACTTCAACTTCGCAAAAATCAAAAAGCGAATACTGAAGAGCTTGAATTTTTAAATGCTCAAATCATGGAGTTAGGTAATTCTTTTAATACCATGTTTGCTAAACTCAATAGAAGTTTTCGAGCATTAATGATGGATAATTTAGAAAAATCTCGAGAAGCAAAAAGATCTGCAGGTAAAACTGCAGCTGCTGGTGGAGGAGCTTCTGTTGCTGTTCCAATGATTCCAACACCTGGTGCATTTACGCAAGTTTTAGGCGGATTACTTGCGGTTGGTGCGGCTTTGTCTGGTTTAAGAGGATGGGAAATAGATGCTCTTAAACATGTAAAAAGAATAGGAAGAGCATTAAGATTATTAATACCAGGAGCTTTTATTATAGATGCAATAACAAAAGCGATGACTCCTGGTGGATATACTTCTTTAACAGATTTTATTACAAAAAAGTTTAATAATCTAAGAATAGGAATATTAAAAGCACTAGGCTTTGATATGACTTTGAAAAAATTTAATGATCCTAAATCTGGTTTAAAGGTAGGTTTATTTGAACAAATAAAGACTGGACTTACTAATTTAAGATCTAGTTTACTTACTCGTATATACGGAATGATGGGACTTGGTGTAGATGGTAAGCCAATCGTTGCACAAGGACCCGGTGGTAAATTTGCTGCAAAAGAATTATCAATTGTTGGAAAGATAACTAAAGGAATAAGTGCTCTTTTTGCACCTTTAGTTACAGTTGCAAATGGTCTTACAGATTTTATAGCGAATAATCCAATAATGGTTGGTGTAAGAAAGCTTGGTCTCATAGGCGCCGCCGCAGTAACAGGTCCTTTTGGAAAAGCTATAGGTGGTATTGGATTTGTTTTTAAAAGAGTATTATGGCCAATCGGAATATTATTTTCTTTATTTAAAGGTGTTGAAGCTTTTATAAACACTGATGGTAATATGTTTCAAAAAGCTGTAGCAGGTATTTTTGGATTTTTAAGTGATCTTATAGGTGCGCCTTTAAATCTATTTAAAAGTTTATTTACGTTTGCTCTTAAAAAATTAGGTATTGGCGTTGATGAAAAAGGAAAATTTAAAGAAGGAACACTAGGAAAAGCTTTAGAAGAATTTGATTTTGTAGAAATGATTAAGTCTATTCCAAGATTAATTGCAGGTATTTTTAATCAAGTGCTTAGAATATTTCAAGATCCAGTTGGTGTCGCACAAGATGTTTTCGCGTCAATAAAAGGTTTTATTAAAGGATTTTTTATGACAATTATGAATTATTTTAATCCTTTTAAAAGCGAAGAAAAATCTAAAAGACAATTGGAGTTAGAAGCAGCAGCAAAAAATCTTAGAATGCAACAAACAAGTTTAGAAGATGCAATTGCTACAAGTACTGAATCATTTGGATCGAGGTTGAATAAGCAAATGCTATCAGGTGAAGCATTACAAGGCAGCGATAAAAGATTTTATGAGTTACAATTAGACAACATAGCTAAAGGAAAACCTATATCAAATCTTAAAAAATTTAATCGACTTGATGCTCAAGTCAAAATGACAGACGAAATGAGAGCCAGAATCGCTGGTGGTCAAGCAACACATCTTGCAATGTTAAAAGCTCAAAATGCAAATTTAACTAATAGTATTGATGAATTGCGAAAACAAATACAGAGAGAAGAAGACATTCGTTCTGGTAATGTTCTTTCAGTAATGAATGATGATCATTCTAGTACTGTTAATAATTCTAACTTACTATCTGAAGGAGCAACTTCGCCAAAAGACGTTGCAGATAATGCAGAATTATATTCTGTAGACTAAATGTTTCTTTATATAGTTTTTCTATACATATTTGGTACAGTCGGTTGTATATGGCTTATTACCCAATTAACAGCTTTATTTATTGAAGAAAACACTCATGAAATCGAACCAACTGATTGGAAAGCAATTGACGCTATGATAAAACATAATGATGTTAATTTTGATGATTATGATGAAGAAATGGAAAATCTTAGAAAAAGATTAAGAGGGTTTTGATGAGGGGCTAACCATGGCCCCTCGCGTGTTTATTAAGTAACAACCCTAACCTTGTTGTGCCAATTTAGCAAAATATGACATCGTATCATCTTCATCTTCTTTTTCATTTGAAGAAGGTGCTTCAGATATTTGTGTGATATTTTGTACGGGTGGTGCTGAAACAGGTTCATTCATTTGAATTTCTTGTTTCATTGTAGGTGTACCCATTGACATGGTTTCTTCTCCTAAAACTCGATTAAGCTTTTCTTTAAGCTCATCATATGTTTTATAGTTTGTAGGATCAATGAATTCTTGCAGAGTATACATTTTATTATATACTTCTTCAAGTTTACTATCATCGTCTGATAAAGCAGATTGACTTGCAAATTCTGATTTATCATAATTACGATAGCCTTCTACATTTCTAATCTTTAATTTAAAATCTGCACCTTCCCAAAAATCAAAAGGATTAATTGGTTCTTCATCTGCAAATTGAGGTTGCATGAGATCCATAATTTTATCAAAGATTTTTTTACCGAACTGATAAAGAAATACTTTACCCTCATTTGCAGAATTGCTAGGATCAGATTTAACAAGAATATTAGTTACATAGTGTAATCTTCTTTTCTGAGCTCGAGCTCTTTCTTTATCTGCCTCTATACCAGAATTCCACAAGCGTGAATTTAATTCACCTACAGGATCTGGTTGACCAATAGAAGTTAAAGAGTTTTCGATATACCAAAGACCGGTTGGGCCTTTAAAGCCATGATCCCAATATCTTACCCATGGCAGTTCAGCGCCTTCGGCTGCTGGTAGAAAACGAATAACGGCATAACCATTACCAGCTTGATCAACTGTTGGTTTCCATATTCTATCATCTACGTAGGATTTCTTTTCACCCTTACCGCCATCTGTTTCTGCGGCTTTGAGTAATTTAGAGATTTGATCTCTATTTCTTTTTAAATTAGCAAATGTCATATTTATCTCCGTATTGCTGAAATATTAACTGAAATATAAATGTTCCTGTATAAGCGGAACATATAATATATATCATAATTATATCATATAATTCACTGAATGTAAACAATTTTTTTA